CAGCTTTAGGTAAGGTTCACACTTTAAATTTAACTAATTGTCCAGTTACTGATGTTTCAGCTTTAGGTAAGGTTCACACTTTAAATTTAACTAATTGTCCAGTTACTGATGTTTCAGCTTTAGATAGTGTTCATAATTTAAATTTAACTAATTGTTTAGTTACTGATGCTTCAGCTTTAGGTAAGGTTCACACTTTAAATTTAACTAATTGTTCAATTACTGATGTTTCAGCTTTAGGTAAGGTTCATAATTTAAATTTAACTAATTGTTTAGTTATTGATGCTTCAGCTTTAGGTAAGGTTCACAGTTTAAATTTAACTAATTGTCCAGTTACTGATGTTTCAGCTTTAGGTAGTGTTCATAATTTAAATTTAACTAATTGTTTAGTTACTGATTTTTCAGCTTTAGGTGAGGTTCATACTTTAGATTTATCAGTTTGTCCAGTTACTGATTTTTCAGCTTTAAGTGAGGTTCATAATTTAATTTTACGTGGATGCCAAGTTACTGATGTTTCAACTTTAGGTAGTGTTCATAATTTAAATTTACATGGATGCCAAGTTACTGATGTTTCAACTTTAGGTAAGGTTCATAATTTAAATTTATCTGGTTGTCCAGTTACTGATGTATCAGCTTTAGGTAAGGTTCACACTTTAAATTTAACTAATTGTCCAGTTACTGATGTATCAGCTTTAGGTAAGGTTCACACTTTAAATTTAACTAATTGTCCAGTTATTGATGTATCAGCTTTAGGTAAGGTTCACACTTTAATAAAACAAATTTGATTTGAGTATCCTATTTTTGAAAAGTAATTTTTATGAATTTCTATATATTTCAAAAAATAAAAATCGGTCTAGTAGACGAATGTAATAAATTTATTACATTCAAATATTATTTAAAGTTAAAAATTATATTTCAAGGTATAAAAATAAATTTTTTAGTTGAAAAAGACACGATTTCACAAAAATGGAATTCAAAAAAGTGATCTGAATAACTATTCAGAGACGTATTTTTAAGCACTTTTTTGACTTGAGTATCCGATTTCTATTCGAGACTATTTTTGAAAAAGTACTATTTTCACTAAATTTCAAAGTAATTTTTTGCATTTTTCAACAATTTTTAAAGAATCCATTAATGTCTGGTATACTATTATTAAATAATTTACATGTAATTTTACTATTTTATCATTTATTTAAATTCTTATAAATATATAACTATATATTTATTTATTTCTATTCTTAACATCATTCAATCTTATATTCATGATATATTCCATTTCGACATCCATAAATGGAATACTATGTATCTCATAATTTTTAGATTTATTATTAGGATGAAATACTGCTAAGAACATGCCTGATATAACATATCCATATTCTCGTTGTAAAATATATCTATAACAATTTAATTGAAATGAATAATGCTGGAGGTTTGTATTCATAATATGACTTATACCTGGTAATAAAGCATACTTAGTAAATCTGGTAACCTCAGTGGATGTGTCTATGCTGCGTGTTCTTTTATGATCCATTATCACGAAGGTCCCATCAGGGTTTTGTATAAGCAAATCTATAGATCCTGCTAAGTCTAAGTCCATAGAATATAATCTCATTTCAGTCTTAAATGGTTTAATATAAGGAAAATCTCTATCAAAATTAAGAAAGTAATGATATTCTATGGTATCAATATGTCCATCTGAAGTACGATTATTATCATAAAAATATTCAATTTGTGCATGTAACAATGTTCCTAAGTCTCGACTTTCATCCCACTTTTTAAGAATTTGTTCTCTATTCATACCATAATAATCATATGATGGATCTTTCATCTTCTTTGAACCTAAAATATTACGAATAACATCAGCTTCGATGAATGGTGGAAAATGTTTATGAACAAATGAAGTTACTGAAGTCTCAAATTCATGACCCTTATACTTATACTTATGACTAGGTTCGTCAAATTCTACATTATCTGTTACACTATTATTACCTGGCATATTTTTAAATAATTCCATTAAATTATTTTCATTTTTTACAACCAACCATAACCATCTTCAACCCTATCAGTCACATGATTAACTGTAATTGTTTCTAAATTGTTATCGGTATTAAAATCTACATATTTCACATTAATATCATGTGAAATATCCATGTTATATTCAGTGTATTCACCGTATCTATTTTCTATAGGTGTTTCGATTAAAGTTAATGATAAATCTCTTTTATTAGATTTGATATAATTTATTATTTTGACAAAACTCAATGAATTAACTTCATCAAAAAATTTACATCTAAGTTTACGTTCATTCTCGACAATTCGATTAACAGAAAATAAAAATTGTTGTTTTTGAACTTCTTCTGCATTTGTTGACATTACATTACCATTGATTAAACCATTATTATAATGAAACGAATCATTAATAGATATTCCACTGTCAATATTACAAAATGAATATAAGCCATCATCAGTGAAATTAATAATTTTATCCAATGTTACACTATTAAACATATTTAAATTTATCATATTTAATTGTATTTGACCATTAATAATAGAATTTACAATATTTAATAAATCATTATCATTTTGTAAAATCTCTAATAATCCACGATTTAACAATTCATTGGTATCATTAACATCATCAATTGTTATGTATATTTTAATTTCATCATCATCATCATCATAACCATTATCAATAAATTTATTATAATCTTTGACAATTTCATAATAATCATTGTCATTACGTATATATCCCATTTTAAATCTTGATTTGGTTGAACTTAAAGCATTTAACATTGTATCAATAAAAACTGTTTTTTGACTAAATACTGGAATAATTCTAAAAAATGTTTTTTCTTTCTCGTAAAATTTTTCTTCTTTAAATTTCTTCCACGTTTGATATTCATTTAAAAAATTAAGTATATTATGTTTATTTACTCTGGTGAACATATTTATTTCGGTATTCTTTGTTTCATCATCTGTTGTTTTAACTGTTATGAAATAAGGCATTTTTAATGAAAATTTTAATTATATTATCAATTCATCCATATCATCAAAATCATCCATATCATCAAAATCATCCATATCATCAAAATCATCCATATATCTAACCTCAAATGTTTGTTATATAATCTTAATTAGATTCAATAAATTTTACAAGTTTATTATAAGATGATCATTTAAGTTTTTAAGAAATTTATCATGTTTTTACTTCTTTAATAGATTTCTCAAGTTCTATTATTTTTTGACAAGTTTATATATTATATTATCTTATCACAATCATCAATTTTAAGATCATATAATTTACTGTGATACATGTTATTTCATATTTAATATTTTAATTGATGAATTATATCATCTTTATATGCACGTTGAATATATTGGTGCAAATTTAAATTCATCATTTAAAATTTTAAAATCAGCAAAACTAAACATTTCTTGGTATTCATTAAATATTTTTGATAAATATTTATATCAATAATAGTTCTTGTTATAATTAAATAATTCCATTGAATTAATTTCATGTTTTATACTTTTATAATTTCATCAATACTGTTACAAGAATATACATATTTAACATTGAATTGATATGAATCACCATCGTCATCTTTTAGCACTGAATAAAAATTAGGTTTGTCAATTTTTGTTGTATAATGGATAAGTTTCACCATTTGTAAATTCATCAACTTATCAATCAACCCAATTTCTTTATTCAACTTTAATATATCACCCTTTTTTGTGATACCATATTCATTTGCTAAACCTATTATATTTGAATATAACTTAATATCGCCAATATGTGAAACACTAGGATGTTGCCACATACCTATACTAGACATAACTGACATACCCATACTAGGAGGTTGTGGCATACCAGGAATACCCATACTAGGAGGTTGTGGCATACCAGGAATACCAATAGATATCTCACCAGATACTACCTTTAAAAGATGATCAAAATGTTCATTATTAATAGAAATTATCTGCTTATTAATTTTGTTGTAAATTTCAATAACATTTTCATCAAAAATATCTTTGAAATTATTTAAAATATCATCATTTGTTACATATACATTTTTCTTATTTTTCTCACATCTTATAACTTCATATTTCTCTGTTGCTTCTTCGTATTCTAATTCTGTATAAATATCACTTTTTCTTGATTCCTTATATTTTTTAATCTTATGTTCGATAAGATTATATACTTTAATAAAATCATAATTATCCTCAATAAAAATATCAAAACCATCAGATAATATAGTCTTATTATCAGTAAATATTTTTGGTAAATTATCAGATAATATATTGTTAAGAAATTTAATCCTAGAAATTATATCATCATCATCATCATACTTTTTAATTCCACATTTAAGATCATCAATAACATCACTGCTATATTTTTCATTGAATAGAATTTTATTATATTCAATGATCATATCATCATATGAATAAGAAGAAAATTTCACATATTCTTCTTCTGTTTTACAGCAGTTGTCAAACATTTCAAGCATTTCTTCTATAAATTCATCTTTATTTTTACCTGTAATAACAATTTTTATATCATCATTTTCTACGGTGTTATTTTTTAATTGATTTATTTGTGTAAATTCATTAAAATGATCAAGTAAATCACTTGATTTATCGGTTGTCATAACATTAACTGAATGACATCCATTATGATAATCCGTACAAATTGTAAATATTAAGTAAGGCATTTTAAATAAAAATGAGCTTATTTTTTTCATTTTTACATATATATTTTTTCCCATTCAATATTAGCAGATGATTTTATATATCTAATTTCAAATGAATGAGTTTCATCTTTATTCGAATCATACATCTTCATTTTTAAATTTTTATCTTCAGAATCTATAAATTTCATAAGTTTAACAAAATTTATATTATTTAACTTTGTTGTGAAATTTAATTCAATATCAACTATTTTTTCAAGATTACTTCTACCTTCCCTTACTTGTGATATTTTTGATCTAGTAAGAGATGGTAATCTTTGGGGTGAATTTTTCTCATCACTTAATTGTTCAAGAAAAAAGTTTTTAATGTAATCATCAGATAAAAAATCAGCGAATTCATTGTCTATATCATCAATAGTAATATATTTTACGTGCATAGACGTTTCTTTAATTTTGTCAAATTCAAGTTCTTCAAGGTTTATTTTTGCATCATCAATATACTTTAATTTATCTATTTTAATATGTTTATCAGTATTAAGAGAATTAATTTTAGTTTCTATTTCAGTTATTTGGCCTGTACGAACACGTTTTTTAGCTTTATTTATATCAATATTGTGGACATCTTTTAAATATTTTTCGTTTGAATATAATTTTCTATCAGTTGTTATACTATTTAAATATAAAATTGTATCTTCTAAATATTTAATATCATCATTTAATTTCTTAACGACATTTTTATCATAATCTTTTATTTTATTTTTACAATTTTCTATTTCATAGTTATATTCGGTTAGTTTTTGATTTTTAACTACATACTTATTATAATCTTTCACAATTTTTAAATAGTCATCAAAACAATTTTTAGTATTGTATTTCCTGTTAAATTTAGATTTAGTTCCATGTAACTCTTTTAACATTATTTCAATAAAATCACCTTTACTACTAAAAATTGGAACTACTTTAAATATTTCTTCATCTAAGTATCTATCTGTGATTTCACTTTTATCTTGATAATCTTTAAATAGGTACATAATATTTTCTTTGATTTTAACCGTGAAAATATTCACAGGGTTTTCGGTACCAGTCTTTTTAGTTATAATAAGATAGGGCATAGTTTTATTGTTAAAAAATTTATAAATTTATAAATTTCTCTATTTTCTATTTATCGGAAATTGATAGTTTTATCAATATTTTCATCTGATTCTATGTATTTTATATCAAATTGATATCTCTTTTGATCACGTTTTAAAGTAAAATGTAAATTGTCATTATCGATAATGTTTCCAAGTGATATATCATCTAAAGTATTAAAATCAAAACTTTCTGTGTCAGTCAAACCATCAGTATCATCTAAATCATCAATATCATCTTTAATCGTAACGTGTATTTTTTCATTTTCATCGACAAGTTTTGTAATTTTAACAAACACTAAATTATTTAATTCTTTGATAAATTGGTTTTTTATTTCTGACAATAATTCTTCATCAGTTTTATCATTAAATTCAAGTTTATATTCAGGTACTAATACATCACTTCCGGATATAGTACCGTATTTTTCAATTTTTATTATCTTTTTAGTTTTATGTATCATACAAATATTAGAATATATTGTTTTTTCATATTCTTCTATATTTGTTGAACTTACTTTATGTCTCAATTTACTTACTTTTGTCACATCTGATTTTATATAAAATGGTCTTATCTTTTCTGGTTCTTTCATAAATTGTTTACCTTTATTAATTACATGAGCATATTTTTTATCATTCAAAACATCATGAAATCTATCTATCAAAATTGAATCACTAAAAAAATCGTCAAAATTATCTTCAATATCATCATTTGTTATATATTTCTTATATTGTGAAATCTTTTTATTGTTTTTTATACGTTTAATTATCTTCTTAATTTCAATAATTGTATCAAGGTCATCCTTTAAATGTTCATTTAACAATTCACGCATCTCACTCTTCTTTTTTCCATACATAACTTCTAAAGTGATTTCATAATTTTCACGTAAAAAATCTTGATTATGTTTTAGTTCACGAGATGACAATTTCATTATTATACTTTCTAATTTTTCACTCTTATTTATTAAATCATCATAGAAAATATTAATTTGTTCCTCATAATTTTCACCATATTTCTTCTTTAATTCTCGAACATTATCATCTTCGTCGAATATTAGAATATTATAATCTTTAATTATTTCATTATATAAAATATTATCATAATTTGGATTGATCTCCTTAATTTTAGATAACATAAATTTTGTAAAATCAGATTTAGATGTATAAATAGGTATAATTTTAATTGAATCAATTATTTCAAAATTGTCATTAAGTTTGTTTTCGGTTTTATAATCATTTATTAACTCGAAAATATTGGATTTATCATTACGTGTGTGAATGAAAATATCGTTGCAATTTCTTACTGTGGCTAAAAACGGCATTCTTTTATTATGTTTTAAAAAAATGAAATTTTCTTAAATATTTAATGTTAAAATGTTGATTATAATTCATAAAACTCATAGCTCTGTCACAAATATCATTGACAATCATTTTTTATGTTGTGATTCAAATAGTTATTTTTCTACATTTGGTCTTAAAAAACTTGATGGTAACTATTGTGATAAAACTGATACTTTAATTGTCGAATCATTTGATGATGTACCACATAACATTCGTAGATCAATTGGAATAATTCATGATTATAATAAAACTTTTAGTAATGTTAATTTTTCATATTACAATAATATCAACAATGTAAATATTTATCATTTTATTAATTTAGATGAGTTAAATTATTTGAAGACACTTGATACAATTTTAACTGATGGTGAAATTGTATCAAATAGAACTGGTACAGATTGTATTTCATTATTTGATATGAATATGTCATTTAATATTGATGAAATTACAATTAATGAAAAGTATCAAATCCCTGTTCTAACAACTAAAACAATTTATACAAAGGGTGTAATTATTGAGTTATTATGGTTTTTACGAGGTTTAACTGATACTAAATGGTTATCAGATAGAAAGGTTTCTTTTTGGGATGGTAATACGTCAAAGGAAGCACTTGAAAAGTTAGGATTACCATATGAAGAAGGACAACTTGGTCCTGGTTATGGACATCAATGGGTTAATTGGGGTGGAGACTTTATGACAGGTAAAGGTGGAATTAATCAAGTTGAAAGAGTTATTAATACACTTAAGACAAATCCATCTGATAGAAGAATGATTATAAGTGCATGGAATGTATCTGATTTACCAAAAATGGCATTACCACCTTGTCATCTTATGTATATGTTTAAGGTTACAAATCATAAGAATGAAAGAAAAACTTTAAATTGTAAGATTATCCTTAGAAGTAATGATATGTTTCTTGGTAGTCCATTTAATATTATGTCTGGTGCAATTTTAACATGTATTATAGCTAAAACAGTTAATATGATACCTGGTAAAATTTCATTGGCAATTACAGATGCACATATTTATTCTAATCATATTAATCAAGTTAAAGAACAAATGTCTAGAAAACCTATGAATTTTCCATATTTATCAATTAATTCAAATCTAGAAACATATGAAGATATTAAAAATTTAGAATATTCTGATTTTAAATTAAGTCAATATGATCATCATCCTACCATCAAAGCTGAAATGGCTGTTTAAAAATGAAAAATTTTTATTTAAAATAATTAAAAATGCTTGAAATAATTGTCATAATTACTTCTTTGACATATTTAACATGTAAATTTTTTGGTGGTGAATCAATTGACTATAATTGTTCTTCTTGTAATGATTGTGGTTGTGAAGGTTGTGCAACAATAAGTTATTTTAAGTGATTTAATACTAACACTCTTATTAAGAATATTTTATTTGAAAAAATATTAATATACAATAAAAACTGAAAAACATAATTATGTTTTTATATTAAAAATGTCAAGTAATGAATTTGAAACTTATGCAATTCACATTAACCACGATGAGTATCAATTTAGAGGTGGTTCTTCAACTTTAAATGAAGTTATAAAATCATTGTATACCATAATGGAGACAGATGAAAATCTTTCGTTAAAATTTAGAATTATTCATGACTGTAACGATATTAGAGGTGCTATTATCATTTTAAATTATGATAAATATTGTAATCAGTATCCTAATATTCTTAAAACAAAAGATGAAAATCTAAGACTTGAATTTATTAAGAGATGTAAACAAGTTAAATTAGGAGATAATGCAACTAAACATATGACATGTGGAGATTATAAGACAGATAAATTATGTTTCATTCAAGAAATGATTGAGAATAATGATCTATTCGTTGACAAGTATAAAGTTACAATAAATTAAATTTAAGTATTTATTTATAATAATATCAATATGATTATATTGATGTACATATTAATTGTTGTTTGTAATTGTATGATATTATCATATAATTTTATTTTATTATTTATTTTATAATAGATATCTTCATTATACAAAAAGAAAATTAAAAAAATGAAAATAAATCATTTTATTTTAATAAAAACATGTCAGATAATCTTTTATCAAACGAACAAATTATGGAGCTTACCACTTTCTTGAAAAATTCACCAGAGGAAGCTTATGTTAACATCGGTGTTAACATGAGTGGTGATACGGTTGAGATATTTAAGCCATCAAATTATGAGACTTTAATTGTTTTATTCCTTAATTCCCCTGAGCTTTTAGTTAGCGATTCAAAGGTTACTTCAATGAAGAATAAATTCAGTAAATCATTTGATGATATGGAAAACGATAATACTAACATCAATACAAAAATTGGAAAGTTATGTTCAGCCTTTATTTTCGTGAAGAAGAAGAATTGGGCACCAGTTTGGAGGTTTTACAGAATTCCCGAAAGATATAGAACCGAATCATTTCTTAGATATAATTTGGTTGAAACAATCTCATCACCAATTGTAAATATGTCAAGTGTATCACCAGCTGTTTACTTTCAACAAACAAATGTAAATACACCAACTAAAGTTTCAGAAAATTCTACAAACAGTATTGGAAAGGCACGTAAATCAAAGCATCAGAAAAAGCAATTAAATACATCTTACAAAAATAGTCCCATTGATACATTGAAGAAAAACAATAATTTTAGAAATAGTCCAATTGTATCAAGAGAACATGTTAATCTTTTTGGTAATCAAATGTCGTCATTTTCAACCAGTGATTTTACTACAAAATCTGAAGTTGTTCAACCTTCTATTAGAGAATCTAAGCTAGATTCAATTAGAAGTCGTAAGAATAGTCTTATCAATCTTGTTTCAAACAGTATTAAGTCTATCCCACACACAAAGATTACTTGTAATAAGACTACCGGAAAATGTACATTTGAACTTATTGATAGTGAGGAGCATTTTGAGACATCAACATTCAATTATTGTTTGTATCATACACATGCATCACATGATGATTTTGGTACTATTTCAGAGAATGTCCGCACAAAAATTTCTGGACCTTATGGGTTTTTTACTAAATCCAGTGATTGTTATGATAGTTGTCATGTTTCATTTTCAAGTAATCTTAATGGTGAAGAGTTGAATGAAATTGAAAGCAAGCGTAAGGATGTTTCTAAAATTCTTTTAAGTGTTGAAAGTAATATCAATGATTTTAATTCTATGATTGCATCAAGTGAAGTTCTTGCCAATGAAAAGAAGCAAAATGAACAACATGAAAATGTTACATTAGCCGAATTTGTAAACGCTCTTGGTGATAATGCGGATAAGAATGTTGGATTACTTCAGACTATTACCATTAATGAACTTTTTAAGAAGATTTGTGTCAATGTTAGAATTGGACGTAAGAGGGGAGTTGAATTTGTTTTTCCTAAGCTTTCCATTATGAATCATAAGTCTTTGAGTTCATTTTTTAAAAACATTGATAATATCACAGAATCTTTAGACATTGTTAATTTTTCGATGAGATTAAATTATAATGATGAAGAATTAGAGTTTGAAATTCCTAAGATCGCACAATCTCTTATTTTGAATAATATTAAGAAATCTCGTGATAATATTACAAGTGTACCATGTGAACTTTCATATCACAATGGAAAGTTACAATTGAATATTAACAATCAACCCATTGTTTTTTATTTAAGAACTGAAGCATCCGAAATTTCAAGAATTATTAGTGGTTCTTCTGATATTTCAGAATTTCAACCCACTCTTGTTAATTTTAGTATTTTACCAAAGTATATTTTGGGTACTTATAGAAGTTCTGTTTTTATGTTAGGTACTAATATTGCTAGAGAAAATGGTGTGTATGAAAGTATTAAGGATAATTATGAAATTTTGTCAAATATTGGTGTATGCTCCATTTCTAGGTTTAGTATTTTTAATGATTTTACATTTGCTGATGATTTCAACAATGATTTTTCGATTGTCAATTCTATCTTGAACAAGTATGAGATTAACATTGACAATATTAATGGAACCATTGAATCTTTGAATGAGGGTATTGAAAATAGTGAGGATGGATTTGTTTTATTTGAAATTGAAGATTCATATGGATTTAAGGTTTCGATGACTATTGCGAGGGCAATCTTAAAGCAATTAGAAGACATTCCAACAATTAATGAAAGTGGTAATATGATTTTTAACGGTCTTAATGAAGATTATTCTATACCATTTGATAAGATTATAAATTTCATTGATATTGTTCAGAAGGGTGTTAATTCTCTATCAAATAAATCTCTTTTTGAAATTGCAGAGGAGGAAAGGCGAGTCAAGAAGGAAAAGAACAATCAAAATAGCTCAGTTATGAAAACTGGTATAATGGTTGATACACCTATGAAATTGACACTTGATAATCTAAACAAGAGTAATGAAAGTTTAAGTAAAAGTGAAACTGATTCAGTAACAGCTGTAACAAGTATATTTGATAATTCTTGGGTTACATTCAAGGATAAGACGAAGAGTGTGAAGAAACCTAAGAGAAGGGGTATGTCAAGTGCACAATCTGAAGCTGGAACTGTTATCTCTGGTATTACTGAGGGAACAACATTTTCTGAACTTTCTAGTAGTTTATATGATAGAACTTATTTTAATGAAATGTTTACAGTTATTCTCAATGAGGGTGAAGAAGATGAAATTGTCATTGAAATGTCTGGTTTTGATGCAGAACATCTTGTCATGAATTACAATACTGTTAAATATTTTGATATTCAGAACAATCTTCTTAAGATTCTTATTGATAAGATTCCAATTAATGAAGAAAATATGAATTATATTCTTTCAATCCTTTATGAGGAAGATGATGATCTTTTTGAATCTTTCTTCGATGAAGATGGTGAACTTATCGATAAGAAGGTTGCAATTCTAAACATTCTTTTTTCATCAAAGGTTAAGCAATTTGAACATAAGGGTGATAAGTTTGAATTGAAGAAAAATCTTAATATGATCAATCCTTTAAAGTCTAGACAAAAGGTTGACTTTGCAATCCCAATCAATGAAGCTGCTAAGGGTAAGTTGTTAAACAAGTTCATGAAAAATATGGAAGTTATTGATAAGACTGCATATTTAGCAAGAAAGTTTACAATTGAAACACTTGGAAATGATCTTTTCAATTCTATCTTTTCTGGGTATCAAATTACAAATGGTGAATCTTATGAAAATGTTAATGGTAACAACAAGGAACCTTTGATTAACACAGCAGGTGATATTCTTAGAACTAGATCTTTGTTGACACAAATTTATGAACATAAGATTAAGACATTTATTCAGAAGATTTCTGGTCAGGATTCTATTAATGGTAAGATTTCTTCATTTCATTTTGAATTTGGTGAGTATCAGTTATTCTCAAAATCTCAAAGACATGAAGGTGATTATGATCTTATTATTCCATCAAATCCTATGTTCGCTACTGAGAATAACATTGATTATACATCTGTATTTCCTGATGACTTTGATACTTTTGAAAATACTGATTTTAAGTTAACTCCCATTGAAACTACAATTGCTTCAAGTGATTTGATTGATACATTTGGACTTTTGTTTAATGATGAAGTCAATGTTACTTTGAATAAGGCAAATTCAAATAGTACAACTAGTTTTAATAATCCTAGATATTCTAGACAAATGTTAAAGATTGGATTTATGAAGAAATTCTTAGATATTAAAAATATCTTTAAATTTTCACCGGATGATATGGAAGCATTTGATGATATTGATAGAACATTCAGTGAATTATCTGATGGAATTTCTTCTGGTGAAATTGCTACTAACAAGGAGAAGGGTAATTTACCAAAGGGTAGTAAGTTGGATGAATTTATTACTGATATTGAATCTATCATTCTTGGTATTTTTGATGTAAACAATGTTAGAACTTTTAAGGGAAGATCTTATAATTTAACAAATCTATACAAGGCTTATGTTAATTCTTTTGGTGATCTCACTGAATTTTTTACACAAAGAAGACTTGATATGCGTGATTATACAAAGCATGTTATTTCAAGCATGTATGATGTTAAAGTTAACAGACATAATGAGATTGTTAGAGATCACATTTTTAGTAGTTTCGAAGATATTGAGGAAAATACAAAAGATGCAACACAAAGACGTAATCCTAATGATGTTGATGTTTATGGTAGAGCACTTATTAACATTCAAAATATTATTGAAACTTTGAATATTAATAAGATTGATTCATCTCTTCAGGTGATGACTGGATTTCCACTATTATCGTTAAGTGATAGAATGAATGTTTTTAACAAATTCTCTGATATTCTTTTAGGTACAGTTGGTGAACAGGAATTTAATGCTGTTAAGAAGTCTATATTTTATTATTTTTCAAACAACTTTGATAAGAAACTTTATGATGATTTTATATTCAATAACTATGAGTTTATTATGAGTGGTCTTGACAATAATTGTTCACTTGGTAATTTTAAGGAAAGTCAAGCTTCTATTTTTAATGATATTGAACTAATGGATAAGATCAAAACAAAGAAGATCAACGCTTACAATAATCTTAATAATACTAATAATCTAATCTTAGCACTTAGTAATAAGATTGATTCAGAAAAGACTCTTCTTATTGATAGATTTATTGAGTATGTATCAATTATTGATACAATTGTTGAATCTTATAAAAATCAAAAGAAGTCATATGGTTCTGAGGATCATAAGTTTAAGGAACTTATTGATAATATTACCATTCAACTAAATAGTGTCAAGAAGAGTTATTCAAATGTAAACAATTTTGATGTTAAGATTATTCTTATGATTTTTGAGAACAATTATGAGATTTATAAGATCAGAAAGAATTTTTATAAAGATTTTAGATATGATGATTTTAGTATTTTTGATACTGCTATTTTAGGTTCTATTGACTTTATTAAGACTTATAGTAAATTTACATTTGTTGAACAAAGAAAGATTTTAAATGATAAGATTTCAAAGTATGGACTTAATATTAGATCTAACATTTCTGATCTTGAAAATGTTACATCTCAAATGTCGAGTAAGCTGGAAGCATCAGATTTAGCATTTTTATTTTTCAAGTGTAAGTTTTCATATCAAATTTTTACAAGAATGAACATTGAAATTGACAATATTAAATATAGTCTTTCTAATGAAACTATTGATGAGATTATTATCCCTAATAATTCAGAATATCCTAAGATTGATTCATATGGTGATATTTTAAATGTTGGTATTAAGGGTAAATCTATCAACAAGTTTACAAATGATAATGTTAAAATTCTTTCAAAACTTTGCTATCAAATTGTTGATACTATTGATAGAGGTCTTAAGGTTATTGATTCTGGTCCAGGAATGCATCTTTTAAGTGATTCATTAGATATTTTCATTGATTTGATTAGACATCAAAAAGCTGGTAATGAAAATGGTTCTATAATTTTATTTGAAGATTTTAAGGTGTCATTCACTAAGTTTTTAAAATTTTCTGATAATAGTGTTACAGATATTGTTCAATCATCTGAGTTTAGAGTTTTTGTTGATGTTATCAGTGGTAAATTGGAACTTCTTGATTCTGTTAAAAACTCCATTTACTTTTATAATCAAACACCAAATCCTTATACTGTGTATGATGATATTACAAGTAATTTTGTAAGTGGTATTTTACTAACTATGAATAAGCTTTCTACAATGTCATATCAAAGTTTGGATAATATTTTAGAAAACATTAGTACTACTTCTAACAAAACTTATTCATATGATAATCTTGAACTTTTCATCGTAACTTTAGGTGATTTTAACAAATCTATTGTGTCATTTATTGATGAATATGTAACTGAATCTGGTGATGTAATAAATGATAAAGATGTTAAAATTTTAAGACAAACATACAATTTAAAGACAAGGGGTGAACATATGAATAGAATGTTTGAAAAGCTTAATTTTTGTATTAGAAAGTATATCAAGGATCAAAATATAGAATTTGAGAAGAGAATTATTGAGAAGTTCACAATTTACATTGAACTATTCTTTGGTAAGTTTAAGACTCTTAAGACTCTTGAAAAGTATATGATTAAGAAATAAATATAGATAGTGATGTTTGTACATATATAAATAAATAAAAATAATTAAAAAACTGTGGTTACAGTTTTTCGATATAATGAAAAAAGATTTTTTTATTTACATATAAAATAGTATGCCACCTAAGAAGAAAGTTGTTATTGATTACAGTGAAAGAGCAGATGCTATGGATGAGTATTCCACAATAGAAAACTATCAAGATATTCCATGTGATTTTGCAATCCCAAGTTATTTGACAACTCCTCTTTGGAAACATCAATATCAAGCAATTTATTCCATGTTAAAAGCTGAATCATCTAGTCCAATTAAATCTAAAAGTGGTGAAATATTTTATTCTGAATCTGGACTTTTACCTATGCCTACTGGTACTGGAAAGACAAGAATGATTCTTGGGCTTGCATGTTTTGATGTTAACCCAAGACCAGTTAAACATAATATAGCTGGTTCATCTTTAAATTTTATGATGCTTAAAAAGAAAAAGCGTGAGAATATTAATATTACTATTATATCTACAAAGAGTCAAATTATTGATGATGCTTGGTTAAAAGATTTACAAATTTCATATCCTCATCTTCCATATTATAAGTTTAATACAATTGGAGTTTTTGAAAAAGAAGCAACAAGTTCACCAGAGTATAATTATCAAAATAACTATCTTGACCAAATTATTGGTTTTGTTGGAAATAGTATATATCAACTTAATAATAATCAAATTTCACAGAGTGATTTTGAGATGTTAATGACACAAATTCAAGATGAGGATATTGAAGATGTAGAAGATGCCCAAAGATATGTTGATGAAAAGAATATAATAAAGAAAAATCTTAAAGAGAATTTAATAATTGATAAGATTGTATCAATTTTAAAACAACATAAAATTTTATTTATAACCAAGGACTCTTTTCATTTTTTATTCAAAGTTTTTAAGAAATATACTGTTGATAGAATTATTTTTGATGAACCCCAAGATATTACTATAACAAGACAAGATGAATTTAGAGATTATCTTCCCGATGAGAGAATAAAACAATTAAGATCTTCTGGAAATAGTGTTCCATTTTATGAAGAAACACCAGCAAGATTTATTTGGTATGTTAGTGCAACACCATATGATATTCCTAAAAATATTGACAATCATTATATTAATGGGTGGATTAATAAGAATGATTATGTAATAAATGATTATATTAGTAATGATGAAGATAAAAGAATGTTTCCGGAACTTGTTTCAACTTATGTTGTTAAATTTCCACTCACATATATTCTGGAGCAAAAACCTGAACTCTTACAACTTGTACGTAAATTTAGATTGAAGTGTAAAATTACACCTGAGGGTGCAATTGTTCATGGTGTCATAGATTCTGATATTGATTCATTTATTGAGAATGATGACTATAATGCCGCAATTAAGAAAATGTCACCTGATGGTCTATCAAATAATATCCTTGATGCTGTAACTGAAAGAATTAATTTGGATATTAGAAAGATGACAAAGAGAATTGAAAATTATGATCATAAAACACCTAAACATACTGTTGCTAAATCAAATGATGACTTAATCAAGTTGAATGAAAAGTTACATAAAGTTCAAAATAAAATTAATATTTATAGAGGTGTAGCTAACAGTAATGATGAATGTGCCATCTGTAAAGAACATATTGATGTTGTACCAACACAAGGATTATCACCAGAAAAACAATGTATGGTTCATATGGATTGTATGAATATGTATCATATGGGATGTGTTAAGACACAATTAGAAACCTCAAATAAATGCATATGTTGTAAGTCTGAGATGAATCAAATGAATATTAAGGGATCATATGATCAAAATGGTTATAATATTCAACAACAAATTCAAGCTGATCAAAATGAACAAAGTTCACAGGGTATTAGTAATGATTTCTTTTATTCAAATAAACTTAATGCTATCATTGAATCATTAAAACCTAAACAATTAAATGGATATAGTATACCAAGACGTAAAATACTTTTATTTATTAATTTTGGTAATGAATCTGCAAATTTACAAAATATTGTTAAAATGCTTCAAATGTCTGGATTTAATGTTAGACTACCATTTAGTTCTGGTACATTAGCTGAGTTAGAAAATAAGTTTCCTACTTACAATGGATACAGAGTTACTCAACCAAAGGGTGCTAAAGGTATCAGAAAAGAAATCGAAACATTTAATAATTCACAAGAACCATTTGTTTGGATTTTTAGAAATGGTAAAGAAAGTATGGGCATGAATTTTCCATTTGTTGATACAAGTATTCAATATTCTGAATATGGTCGTCAAGTTACTGGTCGTGCTCTTCGTATGGATAGAGTTGATCCTTTAGATATAATCACATTGTACCATAAGTAAATCTCTTATTATTTTAATCTAATTAGATTAAAAATTAATTATTTATATCACCATCACATTTTTTATCATCAGTTACAGAAGTAATTTCAAAATTATCAATCCAATTTAAACATTTTGTAACATATGTATCTAAATAATTCTCATAGAATAGCTTCATTGTCTTCAGATAAGTTAAAAAACTTAAAACTGCATCATTCTGTATTATCATTGAACTTAAAAATTTAATGAAATTTGAAATTACATTGACAATCATATCACTGGAATTATCTTTATTTTTTAAATCAGATGTATAATCATCAATATCATCACAGCTATCCGAACATTTTTTAATTTCATCAACAAAACAATCAACTGTTTCATTAGATATATAATCTATTAAATTTTTAGAACTATATATTTGTTTATTTAGATTATTTTTTAAGTCATCAATATAACATTTTAATATATATTTAAATTTGTTAGTAGAATTACAGTTAAAAGTTTTAATATATTGTTCTTTTGCAAGTTCAAGAATTTTATCAAATTCACATTTACCACACTTTAAAATCTTTTTATTTGTAACAGAACTTTTAAAGTTATCATAAATTACATTAATATCAACTTTAAATTTATCATAAATAACATCAACTTCATCAGTTTCTATAGAATTCACTTCAAGTTCATTGACATATTCTTTTATATATTTATTCAAATGATCAATTAAATCTTCTTTATAATTTTCAAGATATCTATGAAAATCGTTAATTGTAGCTTTAAGTAATTCTACATATACATCTACATTTTCTGGATTACCATTATTATAAGTGGATTCAAGTATATCTAAAATTTCATGATATTGTTGTTCAGTTATTTTATAAAGATCTTCATATACATCTTTACCAAGTTTTAGAATATCTTCATTCTTAACTGTATTTTTAAAATCATCATATTTATCGTTAAGTTCATTCTTAAAATTATCATATAAATTATTAATTTGATCAAGTGTAGTTTTATAATTATGTTCAGTTTCAGAATTGGTATTAATAGAATTCATCTCAAGTTCTTTAATATATTCTTCTGTATAATTCTTTAAATCATCCAATAATCTATGTTTATAATCATTTAAATATTTATGAAAATTATCAACCGTATCTATAAGTATTTCCATGTATTTGTCTATATTTTCTGGATTACCATAATTATAAGCATTTTTAAGAATTTCTAAAACTTCTTCATATTGTTGTTCAGTTAATTGTAAAATATCATCATACACATCTTTACCAAGTTTTAGAAGATCTTCATTCTCAACAGTATTTTTAAAATCATCATATTTATTGTTAATTTCATATTTAAACGTGTTGTATAAATTATCAATTTGATCTAATGACATTTTATACTTATATTCTACATTTTCATTAACTGCAATATTATCTGTCTCTAATGCAATATTATTAGTCTCTAAATTCATAGTATTAATAATATCGAGGATTTCTTTTTCTGAGAGATTATCATCACATACATATTGAATACAAAAAATTGTAATCCCATTAAATGCTATAATATTATCTTTTGAGATTAATTTATTGGAACCCTTAAATATATTTATAATATCAGTTATTGTATCATTATCAATAGTAGAATATATATTAAGTGGATCATAGTTTTGTTGACCTTTATAATTCACGAAGAACATTTTTTCGGTTTTTAAAATGCTCTTCATATAATCATAAGTTATTTTTTGTCCTAATTTAATCTCATGATTTTTGGTCCAGGTACTTGTTTCAAAAAAATTTTCAAATGTAGCAGCCATTTTATTATAAAAATAAATATTTTTATAAAATATTATTGTATATGAGTACCAGACATATTTTTATTTTAGAAATATCATAAAAATACAAAAAAAATCAATGTGAAATTTAGTAAAAATGTCACATTTCAAAATAAAATCATGTCTATATCCTCGAGGGTCAAATTAAAAAAGTGCTTAAAAATGACGTCTCCAATTACTATTCAGATCACTTTTTTTAATTCTATTTTTTATCGAGTTTGTGTCTTTTTAACATAAAAAATATTTTACTTTCCATTCTATCAATTTTTCATGTTTAATTAATAATTAAATGTAATAAATTTATCATATTAAGGTACCAGACCGATTTTTATTTTGATGAAACTATGAAAAATACAAAAAATTCAATTGAAAAAATGGTAAAAATGTCACATTTCAAAATAAAATCATGTCTATATCCTCGAGGGTCAAATTAAAAAAGTGCTCAAAAATACGTCTCCCTATTATTATTCAGAGTGGATTTTTGAATTCTATTTTTATCGATTTTTGTGTCTTTTTAACATAAAAAATATTTTTTATACAGTGATATTTAATTTTAGAGTTTAATTAATAATTAAATGTAATAAATTTATTACATCAAGGTACTAGACTAATATCTAAAAATAACTTTAGTATTCATTTCAGATATAATATTTTGTATTAATTCCATATCATTTTTAACATAACTTGGATCAAATTCTGCTAACATTTCTTTGTTAATTTTTAACTTAGGTTCTTTAATATATTCATTTGTTCTATTTATAATTAAATTATAATATCCTCTAATTATATTTAATGCTTTATATGAAGCTTCTCCATATGTTCCACCTTTTATATAATCATAAATTGAAGAAATTAAAGTATCAGTGTTGATATTTTTATATCTATTTACCAATTCATATATAAAAAGAGACCATATTTGACACCATCCAGCAGCATTTTTATTAACAACATGACATATAAAATTTAATGATCTACTTTTTACATATTTATAATTTTTGTTTTTTATAGGATGCATATCTATAGATGTAACAAAACTTAATTTTGGTAATTTATAATGTAATATGTCTATAATCTCGAAAAATTTATCCATATTATCTTCGGCATAATCGCCCTCAGAATCATAATGTTCTAATTTATTTTCATTTGGTCTATAAATAAATAATGTTGTATGCCAGTTGGGACCAGTAATATATTTGTTATCTAAAAATATACAAATTGTATCATTTGCTCTTATAAAAATTTCATAAAGAACATTTGCCATTTCATTAACATTTGTATCTTTAGTTAAATGAATAGTATTATATTGATTTTTTTTCTTATCTTCATAATTTAAAAAAATATTATTAATGTTATATTTCTTAACCAATGAATAATGAAAAATTTGTTTATAATATTCATAAGACATATAATTTGTTTTAACATGTCTATTTTCATATCCATCAAATTCTAACTGACATAAAAATTCATCTATTTCTAAATCATCATAATTATCATAATATTGTTTGGTTGATGTTTCATCTAAAAAATTATAATCATTTTCTTCACCAGAGTACATATTTTATTACATATGAAATATATTTTTTATTCAAATAATTTTATATATGTTTTTATTAAATTATACAGAATTACATCAGTATTTTTATTTTACAAAAAATGAAAAAATCGTATAAAAAATTAATAAAACCATGTATTCGAACACTATCGACACTTTCAAATATGAAATTACCTCAAGTGAGTTAGAGGCATTAGGTCTTCCTTCTGATGTCATCAAGAAGAAGGTTGTAACAGTTTCAAACACTGTGACATCTTCTAATGGTACAAGTAAGATTCTCCTTCATTACCACCAGTCTAAGATTGATGATGTTATTGCTGGAAGATTTCCTTATACTCATTCTCAAGTTGAGGCTATTAAGTCGTGCAGAGGAATCATTCTGGATGGAAATACCAAGGAAAAGATTGTTCAGTCATTCCCAGTCACAAGTATCATCGAAATTGATTCTGTACCAGAAGATGGTCTTTTACCAATTCGGTTCAATGGTGATTTCAAGACACCCGAAACTGGAAACTACACAAAGTGTTGTGGTGGTGCACTTGTTCGTGTGTTTTGTGATTCCCATTGTGTTAGGAACGTTGATCATATTGATGATTCTGGTAGACAAAATGATAATTATTTTTGTTCTACACATAAGAAGATTGATGCAACAAAGTCACATTTTGGTTCATCAGATAATTTTACTGATATTCTTTTGAGTAGACAATCTGTGTTTCCCACCATTGAATCTATGTATGCCAATTGTGATAGTGATATTATCCATTTGTTTATTTTGAATGATAGATCTCTCCTTGTTGATTCAAGAGAACTCCAGGATGATGATCATATTGTTTACTTACGTTCTTTTTCTGTGAAGAACAGAAGTAAGACATATGATTTGACTGATTTTATTGAGGAAGCAAATAAGACTGCTGACAGACCTATTCTACTCAATAAGAAACTTACATCAGAAGAGGTTAATAACCGTTTATATGGTGTTGAAAGTAAGATTGATTACAGTAAGTCTACAAGTGGTACTCATGTTCTTCAATACTTTTCTTCTGGTGAAAGAATTATCTATGAGAATGAGTTTGGTATTTTCACTCTTATGCCACACTCATGTGGATTTAGACAGGGAATTATGGGTGGTAAGGTAAATAACAGTAAGATTATGATTGATTTGATTTCAGATGTACACAATGACACACTTATTGATGTGGCATTTTCACCTATTGACCTTAAGGATATTATTCAAAAGATCAAGAATGGTGAAAAGTATGACTTTGGTGATTACACAATGATCCGTGACAACCATAGACTTAAGGTTTTGACCAATATGGTTCTGATCGTTCCACTACATCGTGTTGATGAGTGCTTTGAGATTTTTGATTCTTATGGAACCAATCTTCTTAATGCAATCAAGTATATGATTTCTATTTCGTCAGATCTTCATTTGTCTATTATTAATGACGAACTAAATAAGTTTAGTGGTATTCAAAGTGTTGGTGTTAAGTTTAAGAAGTATCTTGAAAATATTACTCTCGAAGCTTATGGTTCTGCTTTTATTCCATTGGATAACACCGAAAATTCTTGGCCCGTTGAAGTTTCTAATTTTTACAATGAAGAGTATCAGAGAATGTTAAAGATGGATGGTTCATATGATATCAATGAAATGAAGATTAACCTGAGAATTATTTCACTTGTTGCTGGTACTACTGGTGAAAACTTGTATTCAATGATCATTTACAAGAACAAGGTTGACAAGGAAATCGCTGCTTATAAGAAGAGACTAAATGCTTAAATTATGTATAATGTGATATGATGATGTAATAATTTGATGATATGTATAAAATGAACAAAAAATAAAAGAACAATTATTCTTTTATACTCTATTGGATTTAATAATCTCCAATTTATCCCTTAGTTCTTTAAATTTTTCTTTATAAGTAAATTGTGATACATATCCAAGATCAGCTGCAATTTCTTCATATACAGTTTTTTCTTCAATAAGAGAACTTGACCATGTTCTTCGTATAATATTATATAATATTTTTGTTTTACTTACATGTTCTGGGTCATCATCTAAAATTAATTCTATTAAATTACCATAGTTATATATAGAAAATAATAAATATGGTGAAGGTGTTGGTATTTTTGGATTTTGTACCCTATTTGGATATTCACTATTTTTGTATTTTTGTATAATTTTATCTCGATTCAAATATGACATTTTTATTTAGTTAATAATATAATTAAAAATATACCAACAGAACTTATTGATAAATACACACCAAATGGTAAATGTGAAATTGAACCACAAAATGCACCTATACTAAAATATTGAATTATTTTGTTGTTTCTTATTTTTTGTGTATTATATTGTTTATAAGAACAATATAAAACTGATATGTAACATGTAAAATAACTGGTGTTATAATATTAAATTTATTTGATAGTAGATATTTCTCAAAATTTCTCAATGATTTATTAAAATATAATTATATTTTAATTCAATTTAAATAAAATGGGTAATACCGATTCTAATAATATTGGTGGAAAAAATAACAATATTATCGATGAAATGATTTCTAGTTCAGAATCAGTTTGTAAAGTAACATCGAGTAATAACAATGATATTAATGAATTATCAACTTTAGATTGTGTAAAAAATGAAACTTTAAATTATAACAATTATAATATACTTCAAAGTGCATCAACAGAAACAACAATAAATAAAAATCGTGGGAAATCATCAAATTGGTTCATGAGAGGTTTTAGTTGGAGTGATATAAATGAAGATATTGATTTAAATCAATATCTTCAAAATAGTGATTATCAATATAACATTAAATCTACACCTTTAAATAGCGAAAATTATATAAATTCACTTTTATATATTAAAGGTGATAAAAATAAATTGACACATAACAATGAATTGACATATTCAAGTGCTATATTTGCAAATTCAGCAAGACAAGTATCTTCAATGTCTAAATTATCAAATGAAAGTGAAAATAAGGATTCTTCAACAAGAGAATCTCTGTTCATATTAATAACATTATTATTTTTAATCATAATAATATTAGTAATAGTAATATTAATAAATAAACATGATATTGTAAAAAATACATATAAATCAGATGATTTTGAGTATAAAAATGTATTAAATCCAATAATTTATGATGATTTTGATGATGATGATGATGATTTTGATGATGGTAATATTAATGATTTTGATGATGGTAATATGAATAATTTTGATGATATGAATGTGAATAATTTTGATGATATGAATATGAATAATTTTGATGATATTAATAATTTTGATGATGTGAATAATTTTGATGATGTGAATATGAATAATTTTGATGATGTGAATATGAATAATTTTGATGATGTGAATATGAATAATTTTGATGATGTGAATATGAATAATTTTGATGATGTGAATAATTTTGATGATGTGAATAATTTTGATGATGTGAATAATTTTGATGATGTGAATAATTTTGATGATGTGAATAATTTTAATGATAATAAAAATAATAATGGATCATATCATGAAAAAGCTAGTAGTACACTTGGTAAAATTAATAGTGGAGTTGATAAATTTAATGAAGTATCCAATAATTTATCAATGGTAAACGATTTTGTTAATGATCCGACAGATCCTCGAAATGCATTAAATTTATTAGGTGCTTATAATGAACATACTAGAAATAAAAAAGATAATTATAGTGACAGTGAAAGTAATTATAGTGACAGTGACAGTGACAGTAATTATAGTGACCACGAAAGTAAACTCGAAAAAGTCAATAATGGTTTAATGAAAGTGCAAGAAACAACAGATAATGTACAAATGTATAATGATATGTATAATCGATTTAAACCACCACCTAATGCACATCCACCACCAGGTGGGAGTGAAATGTTAACAGCTGGTGGTGATGGTGCACTTGCAGGTGCAGATACAGCATTAGTTACTACAGCAGTTGTTGGAACAGAAGGAGCAGAAGCAGCAGTTGTAGGAACAGAAGTAGCAGAAGGTGCAGTTGTAGGAACAGAAGTAGCAGAAGCTGCAGTTGTAGGAACAGAAGTAGCAGAAGCTGCAGTTGTAGGAACAGAAGTAGCAGAAGCTGCAGTTGTAGGAACAGAAGTAGCAGAAGCTGC